TCAAAGGCTATTTAGTTTATCAATTACTTGTTGTTTGGCTCTTTTTGTTACATGGTTATAAATAGACAGAGTTGTGTTTGCATCAGAATGCCCTACACGCTCCATAATGGCTTTAAGAGGTACGCCTAATTCAGATAATAGTGAAACGTGGCTATGTCTGAATATATGTGAGGATAGACTTTTTTCTAATTCCAACTCTTCCTCTACTTTATGGAGTATAGCGTTAAATGAGTGCAGCGCAAGCGGAGTGCCACTTGTAGATATAAATATATATTGATCGGGATCTGTGGGTCTACCTGCAAGAATATTGTCAGCTATCACACTTTCAATCAATTCTTTTGCACGATTGGGTAATTGCACTTCACGTTGCGAATAAGTATTTTTTGGAGTTGTTTTTATAGCATTATCCATTTTCACAGATGTGTAATCTAAGGTCCCATTAATGGAAATTTTCCCATCCTCATAGTCCTTCATTTGCAAAGCTAGCAATTCCCCATATCTCAAACCAGTTAAATATAGAAACTCAGCTATTATGCCGTGTAGTTTTCTGCGAGGATTGGAGTATAGCTGTTTCAGTATTTGATCAATTTCTTCTTTCTCCAGATATTTTTTATTCATAGAAAGCCTTCTTTTTTCTTCTTCCACTTTTTTAGGATGGATTTTAACTGCTAGCGCAGGGTTTCTTTGAATGTATTTTCTATCGATTGCATAGTTTAGCATAACAGATAGAGTTGTTTTTGTTTGTTTTGTGTAGTTCAGTGAGAGGTCACCAAACGTATACATATCTTCAATTATCTTATTAATGAGTGTCTCATCAATGTTTCTAACGATCGTATCATCGCTTATGTGCTTAGAAACATGTTTCATCATCATTGGAACCTTCAAATAGCTAGTACGTTTAACATGCTGCTTATAATATTCATACCATTCTTTATACAACTCACCAAAAGTGATATCTGATTTATTGTAATCTTCGAGTGCTTCTTTAATTTTTTTATCTAGAATTTTCTGAGCTTTTTTCCACGCTTGTGGTGAATTACTTGTAAGTGTTGTAGATTTTTTCCGTGTTTTTTCTGTATAAGGATCTACATATCTTTCAATAAACTTGAATCGCCCATCTTTGGTTTGTTCAACCCACACTTTTAACATCTCCTATCATTTGCTATAATAGGCATAACAAATAGACCTATATAGGTTTGTTTTCTAAAAGCACGCTCTTACTCTGGACGGTGGGGCGTGTTTTATTATTACTTAATTTCTTTAATGTATTTTTGGTATTGTTTTTTAGAAACTTCAAACTTATTATCACAGGCTTTACACGTCACGCTATAATTTTTTTGTAATAAAGGAACAAAAAAAGATAATAGCATCATTATTCCTCCTAAAGGAATCATTATTAACCATCCAATTATAGGAATCCAAAAGCCGAAACTTAGAAGCATTAGTCCTATAAAAAAAAGCATACAACCATTTGATCTAGGGGACGTTACAGAAACTCTGTTACTGCCACAATTTTTACATGTAATAATATGTTGACCTAAATTTTTTTCCATCCTAACTCTCCATTTCTATGGTAAAATAGATTTGACTTTTTAAATGAAGTCGCTCTCATAAGTCCGTGTTGCAGCACGGGCTTTTTTTACTGTGCATAAGAGTATTTTTTCTTGAAATATGACTGGCAAACATTAAAACATTCTGTTCTTAACTTATTATTGATAGAGTAGAACTTCATGAAATTTTCTAATTTGAACTGAGTTTCATCAGTCAGTTCGTTCTCAATAAAGATATTTAGTAAAATCATAATTGCAATTTTATCAGCTTCAGTTTCGAATTTTGAATGAAAAGTTGTAGAGTTATCGTACAGTACTGAATATTCAAAATGTGAAGCAATGAAATGACCGAGCTCGTGGGCTAAATGAAAAGCTTCAGAACTGTCTTCGTGTAGTTTTTCATTCAAAAATACTATTCTTGGTTTTGGATAATAAAAACCTGGTTCTTCCATTTCCATATAGATCAATTTTAAATTATACTCACTCAGCATTTCTTTCAACTTTAAATACATACAAACCATCACTCCAACTATTCATTTTCCTCTAAAGCTTTAGCAATTGCAATCGCTTTACGCATTGTCTCCTTAGATATTTCTTTTCCGTCAAAAGAAAAAACAGTATCGTCTTCTGATAAATCCACATGTTTAGGGGCCTCTTTTTTCTCTCTTCCTAGAAGATAGTCTATAGAAACACCAAAATAATCTGACACTTTTGCCAAACCTTCGGAGTTTGGTGATACTGATTTCCATTTACTGAAATATCCATTTGAATATCCCAATCTTTTTTCTAATTCTCTTACAGATATTCCGTTTTGCTTTGTTAATTCTTTTATTTTTTCGTATGGATTCATTGATATGTCAACCTTTCTAGACTGACAAGAAAAAATATAGAATAAAACTCTATTTACCTATTGACAAATTAGAGTTAAAACTCTATACTTGTTCTTGTAAACAAATTTAACAACTAAAAAGACAACAAAAAACACTTTTGATTATTAAACGCCAACCGCCAAGAAAGCTTTTAAAATCAATGTTTATATGTCTTATTTAACTATGTACAAAGTATAGAATAAAACTCTATGCTTTGTCAATCAAATTTAGAAAATAGTTGTTAAATTTGTTTACGAATATAAAAGAAAGGAGAGAAATAGATGGAAAATAAAAAAACCGAATTAATAACTGTAGAAATAATCGGAATTGATGATGCAACAAAAAAAGCTGAAAGATATATTGAGTTATTAAAAGAAGCCAAAACGTTGGCAGACGAATTGGCTTCAAAGGAATTTGAAATTGAGATTAAGCAGGACTAAACCTTGCCTTTGAAATCAATTTCAGCTCCGCAATATTTACACTTGTTTTTTCCATTAGATATTTTAATTTTTTTACCACAGGAAGGACAAGTATAATCGACGCCCTTTTTTAAAATCTTGTTTGCTTCGGATTTTATGATTTTTTCAAGGTCGCCACTGATTTTAACACTGGTTTTTCTACTCATAGATCCACCTCACTTTCTACAGTGAGTATACCAGAGAAGGAGGTAACAACATGAAAATTAGCATTGAAGCAAAGCCACAAGAAATAGCAGAATTGCTCCAAGCTATTGGAAGTAGCAAGGAGCACACTAAACGCAAACATCCAGAATCGAAAATAGAATATGATCCGCAGACGGGTGAAGGAAAGCTTATTCCTCAAAATAAATAATAACCTTCTTGCTTCGTACCGGTATTGTCTGATTGAATTTACGGTTCGAATAGATAGTTAAAAACTCACTATCACGAGCAACGCATATTACAGTATCATCTTCGAATTCTTGAAGAATCATATCGTGGTTGAAAGTAAATAATGTACGAGTTTTATCTGGCGCCTCAATTTTGAATTCATTTACGAACTCTATGGGCAATTCAGACTGGAAATCCAATTTATAGTCTTTCAAAGTTGCCACCTCCTTATCAATTATTTCAGCCTGTCACACTGATAAGGAAATTATACCAAAGAAAGGAATGAAAAAATGAACACACCACAAATTTTCAATTTCGAACAAAACGAAGTTCGGACGTTTCTAGAAAATGACATTCCGTATTTCGTAGCAAATGATGTCGCTAAAACATTAGGATACAAAAACCCGAGCGATGCTACTAATAAACATTGTAAAAAAGCCGTAAAAACATGGGGTAGCGATTCGCTAGGTCGTCGCCAATCTTTCAAAGTTATTCCAGAATCAGATGTTTACCGCTTGATTATCAAATCGAACTTACCAAGCGCTGAAAAATTTGAGGCTTGGGTAATGGAAGAAGTCCTTCCAACAATCAGAAAAACAGGTAGCTATTCAAATGTACCTCAAAGTTTTGCACAAGCATTGCGTTTAGCAGCAGATTTAGAAGAAAAGAACCAATTACTCGAACAACAAATTGCCGAGTACGAACCAAAGATTAGCTACTTAGATACGATTCTTTCATCGACAGATACGGTAGCGACTTCTCAAATTGCAGCTGATTACGGAATGTCGGCAATTGCTCTAAACAAATTGCTTAACGAGTTAGGTGTTCAACATAAAGTTAGCGGACAATGGATACTTTACCGAAAACATATGAACCAAGGATACACAAAATCGCACACAAGTGAGATTCCGAAAGCCGATGGCGGCACTAAAGTTGTAATGAATACCAAATGGACACAGAAAGGGCGAGTGTTTATTTACAACTTATTAATCGCAGAGGGCTATTACCCTCAAATGGATTTAGAGGAAATTTGTTAGAAAGGAGTTTTAGTATGACTGACATTGCAGAAATCACTCAACGAGATAGAGAAAAAATCAAAGAATATGTCGAAAGTTCGAAGTTCTTAACTTACACCATGCTTGCTGAAAGATTTGGAATTAGTAAAAGCTATTTATCTTTAATTTTAAACGGTAAAAAGACTTCTGCAGAAGCAAACAGAATTATAGATTCGATTATCACTATGTACGAATTGTAGAGGAGGAAAACGAAATGAAAAAACCAACGCTTTCGGAGTTGATAGAAGCTACTGAGAAGGCAGCAAACCCAGACGATTGGTATCGTCAAAGTTTGATCTTGGAGAAGTTCCACGGCATGTCAAAAACTACTTTAGTTGAATACTGCAAGGAAATGGAAACAATTCCTGAATTTTCAGAAGGAATTGTTCGTCCAGGACATTCAACCACATTTATTCATTACCATACTTTTATTTGGTTTTTAAAATGGAAAGACGCAAATAAATATCGTGTAAAAATATTGTCTCCTTCAGATGTTTTGAAGGAAGCAAGTTGATTATTTTCAGAGTAAAAAGTAAACAAAAATATTAGGAGGAAAATTTGATGAAGATTACAGTACCAGATGAATTGATAGCAGATGAGTTGACAGAACAAATAGTAAGAAAGGTTTTAGATGCACTTGATGAACGACTGAAGGTAATGAACAAGTCAGTGGAGCTTCCTCCGTATCCAAACAAATCAGAGGTGAAAAAAATTTTAGGCATTGGTGATGACAAATTAACACATTGGATAAACCTAGGCTTAAAAACACAGCAGTGGAGCAAGTTAGACATCAGAATTGAACGATCGGAACTCCAAAGATTTTTGAAAGAAAACTTTGAGTTCTAAAGGCAAAGGAGAATGATTTTATGTCCTACACATTGCAACAAGAACATCAAATTCTCCGTTTGATTAAACAACGCAGGAAGCAATTACAAGATGACCGTGCAGCTCTTAGAAAAGCCGATGAGCTATCAGATAGACAAGCTGAACTAATTGCTTCTGAACTTGAGGATTTGAGAATGCTAGAAATAAAAAATAGGGAGATTAGATTGTGAAGAAGACAGACACACTTTTTATAGGATTCATTTTGGGGTTATTAGTGATTGTAGCGCACCAAAGTATTATCGGGGGAAGCTTGTTCGCAGCATTGATGGTTTTAATCAATCTGCTTGATTCAAAAGAAAGGAGCAACTATGGCACGAGAAGAAGCGCTAAAAATCGGTAAAGTAATTGCTGATAATTGGTGGGCAAATAGCCGTCCTATTATTTTAAGCAAGCAACATATCGAAAAGCAAAAAGCATGGCAACAAATAAAAAAGTGACTCCGCCGGCAAGCATAGAGTCACAAAGAAAATACATCTAAGGAGATTTTAACATATGGAAAATGAACTTTCCACTCTAGATCAATATTTGACTGATCCTAGTTGGGGCAAATCGAATGTCAAGGAAACAAATAATCGAAAAATCAGACGTAATCTTCTGACAGATGAAGAACTAGCATGTGATCAAGACGATTTGGGAAATTTTGTGAGTATTTGGGATCATGTCTATCTTATCCATTTATCGAGGAAGTCCAAAAAACCTGAATATATCTATGTCATCGAAGATGGCTTGATTGATGCGCTAGAAGAGTATGACAGAGATAACTTGATTGATATCTCTTATTACGGACCAGGTAAGAAATACATTGCTGAAATGGAGGCAGAATTTGATGAGTGAAGGAACGAAACGCAACGATAACAAATTATTCAATAGTCTGTACAAGATAACCGTCAATGATGTTGTTGAAAAAAGAAACAAACTAACTTATCTGTCCTGGGCATGGGCATGGGCAGAAGTCAGCAAAATCTGCGAAGAAGTAGACTACGAAATCTATCGTGATCCAGAAACGCATCGTCCATACCTCTTTGATGAAAAAACAGGCTATATGGTTTTTACCAGTATCACAGTCAACGGAGTAAAGCGTGACATGTGGTTACCAGTCATGGATGGTGCAAACAAGGCAATGAAAGATGAGCCATATACCTACGAAGTCAATGATTATCAGTGGAATAACGAAACGAAGAAAAAAGAGATTGTTGGAAAAATCGAAAAGCGAGTTGAAGCAGCAACTATGTTTGATATCAACAAAACGATCATGCGCTGTCTTGTAAAAAATCTAGCAATGTTTGGGCTAGGGCTATATATATTTGCTGGCGAAGATATGCCAGAAGATGTCTCGATGCTTGAACCAGCTACTCAAAGAAGCAAAAAGCTATTCTTGGATGCTTTACAACTGGTTGCTAACAAGTACGAAAAATCAATTGATGAAGCAATTGTTGCATTGACTGATGCGGCTTCTATAACCGCTGATGACAGTAAATGGACCAAGAGAGACTTGGGCATTCTAAAACGAGGCGTTAACTGGCTTGAAGATCAGTACAGAGAAGAAACAAAAGAGAAGTGATATGAGTGTTTAAACCATTAATCGATTCATATTCAGCGGTTCTGAAAAAGTTCAAAGGAAAAGACATAGGTGCAACGATCAATGAAGAAGTGAACATTGATCGACTAAAGACGATGTATGACGGCTACGATGGCGATCGAGTCATTGAAATTCGTTTTATTGATCCTAGACGTTTCACCGTACAGCAACGAAACTTCATCTATGCGCTGATAGGCGATATTTTCATCGATACAGGCATGCCAACGGACTTCTGGAAGGAATTCTTCTACTTCCGTTTTGAAGGTGTCACAGGGCGCAAAATAAGCCTCAAAGACGAATCGAGCACAACCGTGAGTGATGCCAATATCTTAGCGAATATCATCCTAGATTTTATCTTTGAACATCATATTCCTTTCAAAGAAGGCTATGAGATTTTACCAGCGAATCAAGAATATTACTTCTACAAATGCATCACAAAAAGAGTCTGCTGCATCTGTGGCAAAACAGGAGCTGATATTGATCACTTTGACAAAGCGCTAGGAAGACGAAAGCGAAAAGAAGTTGATCATTCAGAGTACACATTTGCAGCACTCTGCAGAATCCATCACACAGAGAAGCACAAGATAGGTGTGATCAATTTCAAAAATAAGTATCAAATCAAAGGGATCAAGTTAAACCAGGAAACAATTAAAAAGTTAAGGATAGGAGGATAAATTTGGCTGAGATAAGTTGGATCAAACTTAAAACTACTATGTTTGACGATGAAAAAATACGATTAATCCAAGCTGTTCCTGAGTCGGATGCCATCATCGTTATATGGATTCGATTACTAGTTTTAGCAGGAAAGACTAACGACGATGGCCTGATATATATCCAGAGGAACATGCCTTATACCGAAGAAATGCTTGCTACATTGTTCGGCAAAAACGTAAATACGGTTCGCCTAGCGCTAACTACATTGGCAAATTTCAACATGATTGATCTAGGCAGTGATGGACTAATTGCCATCAGTAATTGGGAAAAACATCAAAATATCGAGGGTATGGATAAAGTAAGGCTAAAAAATGCTGAAAGAAACCGTAAATACAGGGAAAGAAAGAGACAGGAACGTCTCAAATTGGAAAATGACGTTAGCGTGACGTCACGTGACGGTACAGATAAAGATATAGAAGAAGATAAAGATATAGATAAAGAAGAAAAGAAAGGTAAGCATTCTGACGAACACTTACGCCTTGCTAAAAAATTGCAAAGTAATTTAACTGAAGATTTTCCAAAAGAAATGAACAAAGTAGATATCGAAAAATGGGCAGACACAATCAGGTTGATGGAAGAAAGAGATAAAGCATCTATAGAAGCGATTGAGTATGTGATCAATTGGCTACCTACAAATGAATTTTGGTTTGGAAATATTAGAAGTGCTAAGAAATTGAGAGAAAAATTTGAGAAGCTCAAATTCGAAATCAAAGCAGATAAGAAGAATCATAAAAAGCAAAGTCAAAAACTACAGTACAGCAATCCTAGTGAATATGACGACTTGCCAATTTAAAAAGGAGATGCATCACATGGAAAGCCTAGCAAATGCTATGGAGAAGCTAATAAGAAGAGTATTAGTGCAAAGCGGAAAATGTCCAGAATGTAGCGAACCTTTGTATAGTTGGCGAGCTAAAAATAAGGATGGTTCAGAACGTTGTAAACCAACATGCATGAGTTGTGGTTATAAAGCGTTACGTGTGAAAGAGGATATACAGACCGAACGGATATATAACGACAGCTTAAAAGCACGAGCGTTGAGTTTTTTTCAAAATGGTTCGGTATTAACAGATAAAACCTTGTTTAAATGCAAAATGGAGAATTATCACGTAGTGGACCAAGAAACGAAAATTGCTTTAGAAAGAGCTAAAAGCTTTGTAAATGATGTCTTACTGAACCATCCTGCACATTTCATTCTATCAGGGAAATCAGGAAGCGGGAAAAGCCACTTGTCAATGGCGACAGCTTGGGAAATACTTGAGCGCTCAAATTATGACAAGAAAATACTTTTTATAAGCTATCAAGAGTTATTAGAGCAAATAAAGTTTTCTTATAACAATGCTGAACTGAGAAAAGAAATTGAAGGATCGCTTATAGCCGATATTAAAACAACTGATTTGGTGATTTTTGACGATATTGGAGCTGAATTAGGTAGCGGGGTATCAAATAGTAGGCAGTTTACAAACAACACGTTAAACACGCTCTTAGAAGCCAGACAGAACAAGGCAACGATCATCACAACAAACTTGTCTGGTCCTGAACTAAGAGAAGCCTACGGCGAAAGAATTGTTTCTAGGATATTTAAAAATTCAGAAGGTTATGCGCTGAAATTCCAACAAACAGCAGACAAGCGCATAAAACCAGTGAAAGGTAGTATCGCATGAATAAATACCGTAATAAAAAAACTGTTCATCGAGGTATCAAGTTCGATTCTATCGCAGAAGCAGAGTACTACGATCTAGCCTTATGGCAAGCTGAAGCGAACGGCTGGAAAGTAAAACTTCAGGAACGATTTGAGCTGATGCCGAAATTTGAACTAGACGGAAAGAAGTATCGCAAGATCGAGTATATTCCCGACTTCACATTTTATAAAAACGGCAAACTTGTCAAAGTCGTAGATGTCAAAGGAATGCAGACAAAAGACTTTAAGATCAAGGCAAAGTTGTTCTGTCATCAATATCAAGTGCCGTTGATATTAGCTAAAAAATATCGGAATACGTTCAAGGAAGAGCGTTTTTAACGAGGTGGTCCATCATGACAACAGAAGAAGTGATTCAAATGCGAATTCGAAGCATTCAACGTGAAATTGACGAACTGGAGCGGACAAAGGCAGTAATGGTCAATGAAACGGCGAAAAAGGCAATTGATTTGCACATAGAGAATTTAAGAAGGGAAATTCGTAGATTGGAGGAATGAGCGTGGATAAGAAAGCAGCAATGAAACGAATCATCGAACTGACACATTCTGAGAATTGGCAAGAAGACAAAGAAATAGTTGCAGAAGTCCAAAAGATCGGTAAATCAATGTGGACTGAAAAGCCTAAACGGAAAACGCCGAGAAGAATTGCAATCTGGCATGGTGATCGAATTCTAGTAACAGGTACTGCTGAACAGTTATCTGAAATTACTGGATTAAGCAAAAACATCATCTGGGATAGAGCTAGGAGCTTATGGATTGATTCAAAAGGGCGACAGTTTAGGTATGTGGAGGAGAAAAAATGAACGAACTAATCACAAAAGTAGAGAAGTGGGCAAAAGATAAGGGATTGGATCATGCGGATCCAAAAGCACAGTTTTTGAAAGTAGCTGAGGAATTCGGGGAAATCGCTTCAGCAATGGCAAGAAGTAATGATGAGCTATTTAAAGATAGCGTAGGAGACGTAATCGTCACTCTGATTATCCTTTCCATGCAAAAAGGGACAAACGTACAAGAGTGTTTAGAAATGGCGTACAACGAAATCAAAGGACGAACAGGCCAAATGGTAGATGGTGTATTCGTGAAGTCGAGTGATTTGGAGGATAGCAAATGATACCGAAGTTTAGAGCATATTCAAAAGAAGAAAATGAAATGTACTATCCGCATAATGATAAAAATGTGGATTGGACAATAGACGATGAAACAGGCTTTATTGCTCCGCTTGTAAATTTAGGCGGCGGCATGTGGGGAATGATTGACAAGTACGAACTCATGCAGTCCACAGGGCTGAAAGATAAGAATGGCGTAGAAATATTTGAATGGGATGTAGTATTAGTCAGCGTACAAAACGGATTCGATTACTTAGATAATAAAGTTTGTGTTGTCAAAAATTCAATAGGACATTCGGGATTAGTGTGTGCCACTGTTGATGAAGATTTAGAGTATCGAATTTTTAACACAGAGCTGTTTGAAGAATACATGTACGAAGTCATCGGAAATATATACGAGAATAGCGAGTTATTGGAGGAACAGTAATGAAAGACTGGTTAGAAGAAGCAAGCGTCTTAGTTGGCTGTTTCATAAACTGTGCGTTTATATCTGTAATTATTGCACTGGTGGGATTTGTATCATTGAAAGTGATTATATTGCTTTGGCAGTTAATTTTTTAGGAGGAACAGCGATGAATAAACAGGAATTGATTGATGAATTAGCTAAATATGTAAAGAGTTATGAGAACGTTATGGATGAGCATGGTCAAGGAAGGTACGGCGCTTATGAAGTATCTTTAAAGTTGGTGAAAAGACTAAATGAATCAAAAATTACAGACGAACAAGCTTGGAATAAGGTAGCTGAGGCTTATCCTGAATCGGCACAAAGCTTGAGAAACACTTTAGATAATGCTGTATTTGGTAAGACTGGTGAACATCAGAAACCAGTGGTGCCGAAGTTTGTGGCGGAATGGATAGAATACGCTAAAAAGAAAGGCGATAGTCTAGCTATTTCATTCAAGCCGTGGAACCTCTACGGTGTTGAGTATAGCAAGGCTGATAGATGGATTGAAGATAATCAAGAAACGTTTGCTCGTGCTTGGATAGACGGCTACGAGGTCGAGAAAGAGCCGTTGTATTATGTGAGACTACCATATGAAGTTTGGGATGAAGAGGCAGCGGGGCTTAAAACAGAGTATGTGTATCTACATTATGAGATCACAAGTGATGAAACTAGAATATTTCCTACAAAAGAACCTAGAAAAGGTTTTGTCGCAAAATTAGATGAACTTACGATTAAATCAGCAGATGAAAACTACTGGCCGTTTGCTGTGCCAGTCGAGAAAGTGTAGGTTCAATCGGATGATCAAAAAAATAAAAACTTTGATCGATGGTTTTCTGCTAGAAAGAAAACTCGTTAAGGTTAGAGAATTAATAAAGATTCATATAGATAGCGGTGAACGTTCAATGTATTGGGTCGCCACTGATAGCGAAAAGCAGAATGTTATGAACATGATCAGATTTTTTGAGATTGCATTCGAAGATGGATATTTTGCGACTGGTGAGTATTTTGATGCTTCTTCATGGATGTCTTCGAATCCAGAAGAAGTGTGGCAAATTTATTTGGAAATGAAAGAGGTGGCGGAAGGATGAGCAGACATCTAATGCTCCATATACCAGACGGAACAAAGGCAATTGCAATTAGTATTGTTGCTGAACGAAAAGATGGTGGTTTGGCATTGACCACAAAAGGTATTGATACCAAACAGATTTTAGAAGGCAGAGATGTCGAGATAGAGATCAATGAGGAGGAAGCGGAATGAAACTAAAAGACGGATTTTACGCTAGCAGTCACGGTATCGGTGGTTTAATGCTAGATATGCCGACAAAGAACCCTAAAACACGTAAGAAACCAAAAGTCAAAGTCGGTGACATGGTTCGCTGCGAAGCAGAGGAGTTCATCTATCCGTTTCGTGGATATGTAGAGCATCTCTATAATCACTCAGCAATCATTCGTATTGAAAACACGATGAAATGTGACAAGTGGTTAGCGAAAAGTAAAGAGAATTTAGCAGTGGTGAGATTGGTGGATATGGAGGTTATAAACAATGAAATTTAAAATCTTTGAAGAGGACACTCGTTATAAATTAGAAAAAGAATTAAACGATTTTGCGAAAAACAATGGGATTCAGCATATATCTTTAGCAACTTCTAAGAGAGGTTATGCAAATTACTATGCAGCTGTTGTGAGCTATGTAAGTCGAGAAGTGTAA